CCACATATAGCATGTTTGTTCAGAAGATTTAAGTCTGGAACTTCACCAAGATAATCGTTGCGTGGTTTAGAGTTCACTAATGGAGAGCCAAAACGAATAAACCCCACAATCTTGTCTGTGTTAGTTTCTTTGACAACATACTTAACAGTCTTGCCTGGACTTTCATCTGGACTAAATGAAGCAGTCATCTCCAATAGTGTATTGTATATTTCATTCGTAACCTGTACTATAGAGAAATCCATATCCTCTGGGTGCATATCAAACTCTTGAAATAGGTCATCCTCTAGACCCATGCCAGGCAAAGGTATAGGAATATCTTTTACACGATCAATCTTTCTTGACCGAAAATAATCATCAATACGATTGAAGTCCTCAAAATATTTCATGAGTTTAGTTGCAGCGTATAGTGCGTCTTGCTTATTGAGTATCATTTTAAACCTTTGGAGCGGGCAGAGGGAATCAAACCCCCATCATCAGATTGGAAATCTGAGGTAATATCATTATACGATGCCCGCATTAAAAGAAATCCTCTAGTGTGCCTTGTGCGCCATAACTCGAATCTATCAACCAATCCATCTTCTCTGTGATAACCTTGAGCGGTTCCACAAAACTTTTCTCATATTGCATATCATAGTCTATCTTACCAGCAATGTCAAGTTCCTTTGGCACCTCTGTTATAAAAGAAAATGCAGAAGACTGATATATGTTTGGTTCTTTTAGATGTATGAACCGAATTTTATCACCTTCTTGAATAAAAGGATACTTATTGTTAAGTTTATTTTTCTCTAATAAATGATTGTACAGGATTGCTCCCTTAACATGGATGGGGGCTCCAGATGCAAATAATCCATAAGACATAGATGTCCCATCTAAAGTTCCTATTTGTGTTATTTGTGTACCTTTACTCTTCTTGTTCTCACGATCTATTAATTTCTTCTCTGTCCTCTTGCGACTTTTTTCATTATCAGAGAATTTCATAATACCATTACAGCTTCTAGGATATGCAATGTCCTCTGGTGGTAGCTTCATGAACTCTTCTCGAAACTCCTGTATGAACTTGTTCAGTGTCTTTTCATCACCACTCATCATTATCTTGAGGGCTTGTTTAATCTTCTCTCGACATGGTGCAGGGGTGCTTGACTTGACTGCTTCGATACCCATAATCTTTAGTTGTGGTTCTTTGAACCGCACACCTTCCATATCATGCACATTGAGGATATACCGTTTCTTGGCAGTCCAGATACCCGTATCTGCGATTGCTTCTCTAGCCATGAACATCTTCTGGTCATATGCATTCATACTCTCAGCAAGAGCTTGATAACTTTTGCTAATAAAAGGTTCCAACTTCTCTTCTGCAAGACGGTCCAAGAAATTGACGATTTCCTCATCTGTTCCTCCCGATTTAAACACTTTCCTAACCAGAAGGTCAAGCGCAACATATATCGAGTCTGTATCACTTGCAATAACATAGTCAACCTTGTCAGTTTTAAGAATTTTGTTAAGATGTATATTGATAGCCTTTTCAATCCATCGTATAGATAACTGACCGCTGCTTGTAATTGCTGTAGCAACCATAAGATCGAAATAGCGAAACCAATTATTACCAATTGCACCGTAAGCGGAATTAAGAGAAATCTTCTTTGCCATTTGGATGTTTTCGTAGCGAGATATACGCTTGAGTAGAGCGGGGTTACGAGTGTTTTCATAATCTTGTTTAGCTTCGAGCATAAGTTTTTTATACTTGACACGATCATTGTATACTTTCTCCATTATCTCCGGCAGAAATCCTTTAACATCCTTACGGAAAAATGCACCATTGGGGGTCATGCAATAGTCTTTATGACTTTTAACTTTACCATCAAGGATTTTATCTACCATACCCTCTTTCATCTCACAGCCGGGCACTAGAGTTTCTGGTGAGATATTATACTGCATGATAAGGTGTGGATATAGCGAGTTCAAGTCAAATGACATGACCCACTTGTGCATACCCACTTGAGGGTCTTTCACATATGCACCCTCAAACTTCTCACTCTTCTTATGTTCTTTCTTTTGGGGTATCACCTTCTTCTTCTTGCGAAGGTGGTTGTATATCACATTGTCCCAGTAACGCACTTGTCCCAGAACATCCATATAGTTTACCTTGCCGTCATAGGCCATAGTTAGACACAACTCAATGAGTCGCATCTTGTCCTCTAGCTTGTCAACCAACTCCACATCGGTAATATTGTATTCAATGAATGATTGATAGTCTTTCTGATACCACTCTTTGAATGTCTCAAAGGGATTACCATCCTTCCGCTCACCCAGTTCCACAAATGCAATGTGGTCCAGCGTGTATCGCTCTTGGTTCGTGTATGTAAACTTGCGGTATAGGTCATAGAAGTCTAGTGCCGATACACCCTGTATAGTGTAGACCTGATGCTTGCGTCCCATCTGATAGACTTCTCTGGCAAACACATTATTCCAAGGTGATAGCTTGTGCATGAACTCTTCACCAAATAGGTTGTTGATGCGGTTGCAGATGTAGGGGATATCAAAAAACTCTGTGTTCCAGCCGGTGATAATGTCTGGGTATATCATACGCCACTCATCAAGAAACTTAATGAGCAAGTCACCCTCATCTCTGCACAGGCGATAGTCCACATCGTCACGATTGTTCTGAAACTCATGAAGGCCCCAGACAACAATCTTTTTGTTCTGGTGGTTCTTCATTGTGATTGATAGTAGTGGTTCAGCGGCATCCTGTGGATTAGGAAAGCCGTTCTCGCACTCCACCTCAATATCAATGGTAACAATAAGGATTTGGTCCTTGTCCCACGGCACATCATTCGGATACTCATCACTGATATAACAATATGGGTATTGAGTGTTACCAAATACAATGTCTTGATTTTCTCTCTGTTCAACCCAAGCCTTTGCTTCCTTTATGGAGTGAAAGTGTTTAGGAAGAACATGCTGACCATCAAGCGTCTTGTATCCTGTATCCTCTGTGACTTTGTTGAATAGTGTAGGTTGGTAGTTGACCCGCTTGGATACTCTCTGACCATCCTCGACACCTCTGACTAGAAGAGAGTTGCCACGCTGAATAACATTTGTATAGAAGTTCATTATAAGACTGTATCACCTTTGTAGTTTTTTGTCAAGACCAATTGTCACGATTCATGTATAGTTGTAAGATTTCTTGCGTGATGCTACGTTTCTCACCTTTAACCAGTGGTTTTACAGCAGCCTTTGAGAGAACTGCTTCGATACCCATAAGACCTGGCGTAGAGTTGACTTCTATGAAATAGGGACTTTCTTTATCTCTATCCTTTGCGGGAATAAAATCAACACCAACAACTTGGCCTTTAACTGATTCTGCCGCTCGAAGAGATTGCTCTGCCTCTATCTCTGTCAGTTCATGCACTTCTGGTTCTGACCCCTGTGACACATTACTACGAAAATCATCACCAACAACTGGTCTTTTGATTGCACCTAAAATTTTGCGCCCTGCAATAATAACACGAACATCATAGTCTGTTTTTATATACTCTTGAAGAATGACATCAACAAACTCATCCTCTCTGTAGAGTAGTTGGATAATACTATGAAGAGACTTTAGACTCTCAACCCAAATAACACCAACACCTCTAGAGCCTACAGCGGTCTTGAGTATCATTGGAAACTTACCACCAAGTCTCTCTGCTGCTTCCTCGGCACCCTCTGAATGACGAACCAAGACTGTGTTTGGCGTCCGAATACCCTCTCTCTGAAAGACTATCTGATTGTGCCATTTGTCATTACAAATATCGTGACACTCAATCGGATTAATCAAAGTATATCCCTGACTTTCCAGATTAAGACAAGCGACACGCCAAGACAGATTACCTGTCTTAACAGTTGAACCAATACCTCTAGCCATGACCAATGTGTTTTCTGGATTTATACGAAAAGGTTTATCATACTTGACACCATCTTTCATGCCAGGCAACTCTGCTTTACCTTCCTCATCTACAGGAAAAGAATATACCAGTTGGTCCTTCCCCTTGTCTTCCATATACATACCAGTGAACTCTGCAAGATAAACTTCAATACCTAACTCTGATGCTTTCTTGCGAACCATAGGACCAGTTTCATTTGGGTCAAATGGGTCATCATGAGACAGAATCAATAATTTGTAGGGCTCGTCCTTGTCCTCTTCCTCTGTGATAAATGACTTGAAGTTTTCCAAGGCTCTATTCCCTCTTTTTACCAATATTGTATTTTGTCTCCAAGGTCCACTCACCCTTCTCTTTGTATGCAAGAACCTTTATCTGACTTAAAGGTGCTGGTTCATGTACCACATCACTCAATATACTAATCAAGCCCCAATCTCGTAAGAGGATTGCAATCGTGTTTCTTCTTGCCATGTCATTGATTGTTATATTTGTCTTCTTACCATCAAGGGCAAACAACTCCTTGAAATGCACAATATAGTATTTACCCTGTTTATGAAGAATGTGACAGGATTGGTACAGTTTTCTTTCTTTTCTTGAAGCAACGCCGATACGAGAAAGTGTCTCTCTCACTTTCAAAAAATCATCTGGCTCACCGAGCCCGACCTCTAGTAGTTGTTCTTGTGTCCAATTAATTTCTTCCATCTCTTCCGCCTTTATTCATTTTTTGTTTTATGGCAGAAATTTGTTCATCAGTAAGTATATCAAGAGCAACCTTTGCTTTTTCATTGTTGTAACCATAGAACTCTTTAACATACTCTAGATTCTCTAATTTCATCGCCTTCACCCAAGGAGTGTATCTTTTCCTTGTTCGTAGACTATTTAGTAAAAAATCATATTGCAGTTTCTTGTCCAGATGGTGTAACTGGTTTATCTCATTCACAAGCATGATTGTGTCTTGAAATGGTGCAAGACACTTATTGACAATGAAAGGCGGATATTTCTTCTCCCACTGTTCATCCTCTGTATCCATGAGAGGTTCTTTGGTGTGGTTTACCGCATTTAAGTAGTCTTTTAGTTCATACATTAATCTACAAATCCTTCACCTTTTTTCCAATGATGTAGCCTGTGATAAAATACAACCCACATTAATGAAAATAAAGTATCTGATCTATATGTTCCGTTTTTTACTTTTAGTTCATACATTTTTATCTCACACAACCTCATGAAGTATTCGTTTTTCATACTTTGGCAACTTACTTTTATCCGATTGAACATAACACTTAAACACTATAACACTTCTCAACTCATAACACTGACGGGATACTGGCATCGCTTGGTGTGGTGCCTTTGCATTAAAGACAATAAGCCTATTCCCAACATAAGGAACTAACTCACCATTTACAATCGTTCCACCACCCCAATCTTTTTTGCCAATCTAANCGGGGATAGTATATCATGGTAAAGTCACCATCATCTGTATGTTCATGTGGCTCTATACCGTGAGTATGTGCNTTCAAGTATATGCGTTTGAATCTTTCAATAGTGTAGGTGTTCTTAAAATCATATTTATAAAAGATAGTTTGCCACAANTGCACCAACCAATCAAAGCCATTCTCTATGGCTTGTTCTTCTGTCTCACCACAAAAGACATGCCAGTGTTTATTGACCCCACCCCTTTTAGAATCGTAGTCATACTTCCAATACACATCTTTCATTTGCATAAAAATCAATTCTGCAATATGGTCCTCTAGAACATTATCGTATATATCTAACCTACTCTCCATATCACAACTTCCAATCATCACCAAAATCTGTATTGTCGAACACTGGCTCTGCAAATGCTTTCTGATTAGAATCTGCAGGCCATTTTGTTGCCCATCCTCTACATCATACAACTTCATCTTCGCTCTGTCAATACCCACAACAAATCTTTTGTTGGTGGTAGGGTCATTGTATCGGTTCTTGAGTTGCTTCACCGCAATCTGGTTTAGTTCGTCAAGCTCTTCGTTACTAATGAGCGCAAACATGAGGTCAGCCGTAGCAGGCAGCCCAAAAGATTCTGAAGTATCTTCCAACCCCACATCACTATTGGAGAACCCGCTCCTTGTGGTCTGTGTAGCCGACATAATAGGGACATTAGTCTCAACTGCAAGGCCTCTAAGTTCCTCTGCAATTGCTTTAATATACATGTAACTATTGACATTTCCATTCGCCTTAAATCGTGATGATGCACATATATTTAGATAATCAATGAATATAATATCTGGTTTGAATGACCTCTTGATGGCAAGTTCTTTAATCAATCCTCGAAAGTGATTACTATGTGCTGATGCAGTAGGATACTCTTTGATGATGAGTTGTCCATTGGTCTTCTGTTCAATGGCCTTCATCTTGTCATCATACATCTGCTTGGGTAATTCGTGTAAGTCATCTATAGAGATGTTCATGAGGTTTGCATCAATGCGTTCAGCGATACGCTCCTCTGCCATCTCTAGAGTGATGTATAGGACGCTTCTACCTTGACTTAGACAGTTTGCTGCCATGTGACACATGAACAGCGATTTACCAACACCAGTGCCCGCAAGAGCAATGTTCAGTGTCTTCTGTGGTAGTCCACCCTTGGTTATACGATTGAAGAAGTCCAGATCAAATGGTATCTTCTCCTCTACCTTATGATAGAACTCAAAGCGAGATTCTGCATCGCATAGGTAATCATGACCAATACGGTTATCAAAACCAACAGCCAAGGCTTCTGTAAGAATACTTGGAAGAGCATCGACGCCTCTAGCTTTATCCTTTCCATCAATAATTTTAATCCCATCCACAATTGCATTGTATAC